CATATTGAGTTTGAAACAAGTACTCGCCATCCACTACACGTGAATGCAGCACTGTTGTAAACAAGCCCTCAATGGTTATTTTCTCATCCAACATCTTGCCAATAGTTTTGCATTTGGAACGCCCTGTGGAATCCACATCACTATGCGCCAAGATGAAATTGGTGAGAGTGGGGCGTGTGCCTAGACAAGCATTAATCGTGCTCCATCCATGATTGGCAAGCTCTGAAAATTTATCAAAGCCTTTCTCAGACACCCGGCGCATGAACTCATAGGCTAGAATGTATTGCCAGTCGTCAATGACGAGCGTTGTGATGTCTGGTCGCTCTTTATTGACCATCTCAATACAACGCACGACATGCGCCCAATCATTGGTGGAATAGTAGTTGCCTAGCTTGTTATCCTTGGTGTACAAGTGATAATTTTTTTTGAATGCTCGAAAGGGTAGTGGTTTGTCCAAAACATTAATAATGAACGTGGATTGTGGATCTAGGTTTCGCAAAGCAGTGGATTTCCCACTGCCTGATTGACCTATTACTAGTACAGTATTACTCATTACACGCGCTCCTTGATCGTGATTCCTGCCTTCCCGGGCTTTTTATCAATTAACTCTGCTAACGCATCACGAACTTTTTTAGGCGCGTCTACCATGTATTGGTCGCACAGTCTCTTGTCAATCGAATAAGATATAGACTCTTTAATCGGATTGAAATTATCAGGGATCTTCACATCACCTGATTCATACAGCTTTTTATTTAACGAGTAAACAAAGGGTGTCTTAACCTCTATTTTCCATACACCATATTCGTATGTTTTTTGTCCTTCATGATTGTGGTCAAGTGAGCCAATAATTATATCGGTTAATTCTTCTTTTCTTAAAAGAAGCTTTGCGATTTGCTTATTAACTTTTTCAAGCTCTTTAACACTATCAACAAAACAGTGCTCTTGCTCATTAGTATGATCGAATTCTTGCATTTTATACCTCTTCTACTTTATTTAGTCTGCGTCGGTATTGACGTAAAACGAATATTACAATAACTGTTGCTATATAGCAAGCATTATTGTAAAATAATTTTGTTTTAGGAGAACAAAAACATGACGACTGATGATTTAAAGAAGTATTACGGTAACAGTTATCAGTTTAAGAAGCGCACTGGCATGTCCGATGCGAGCTTTAGAAACTGGATGAAGTGGGGTTTTGTGCCGGAAGCGTCACAATATAAGATTGAGCGCCTTACTAATGGAGAATTAAAAACTGAGTGGAGCAAGAAAGATGAATGATGTTGATGTTAAAGAGTTGATTGACCAAGGGCAAAGAGCGGCCTTGTTGTTAGGCAACCTTATGGGTGGGATTGCTGTTTTATGGAGTGATATTGAAAAAGGGATTTACAAAGATCTTGAAGATGTATGCAATATTTTATCTCAAATGCATGAACATGCCAGCATGAAGATTCTGGATATTTATTATAGCCATTTAAAGGATGCTGAGCATGAATAAAAAGACACGCATCGACTTTCAAATAGCGGCATTTAATAACCGACCACCAAAGTGGATTATTCATGAATGCAGCCTATGTCACTATTCATGCGCTTATGTGTTTGATGGGAATCATGAACGCGTAGCCTATGACAGCGGTTGCGATTGCACCAGGCAAACAAACATCAATGAATGCTCATGGGATAGGCTTGCAGAATATTACAACATGCAAACCAATCAAGACTATATTAAAAAAATGAATGAGTTTTGGGGATTTAGTGAATGAACGAACATATTTATCAGATGTATAGAAGCTATAAAAAAATTTCTGAGATAAAGGTTGATGAAACTTTTGACGATCCCGATCGCGAATTTGTAGATGATGCCATTAAAAATGCTCGGTTAATTGACGAAAGAAACCCGGAATACCTCAATCGCTATACTCGTGAATCAAAAATGCATAAATCATTTGATTTTGACCAGAAAGGATTTATTTGCGAACAAATAGGTCATTGGTATTTCATGATGAAACCTTTGCTGGAAGGGTCACACAACCTTGGTCACATGAAAGAAGAGCTTAAGAAAATGATTTGCGGGGAATAAATGATTAACGGGGATGAAATTATAGATTATTGTCATCAGCTCCTTGATATAGAGATTTATTCAGCAGAAGAAATTCTAAAATTACAAGGGTGTACTGAGCCAGACAAGAATATGGCGACTGCGTACATGATGGCTATTAATAGGGCCAAGAAGATTATCTCGATATGCATTAAGCAATATGAGGGTAATAAATGACAGATACAATTTTATTTAGATTTCACAGGGGCAGTCTTGATGAGTCCATGGAAACTGTAGAGGAAGTCGATTCATTTGAGGATTTGCTTTTGCTTATAGCGGAGAGTATTGATTTAGAGCTTGTCTCGTTGTCCTACAAACCTTATGGGTACGATCATCGAATTAATTGGGATACACAGATAGTAATGGGGCGTTTTAAGGGGTTCGATGCCGCTTGGCCCGTTGGATTTTTAAACAAAGAACCTAAATGGAGAGAGGAGTTTCTCAATGAAGTTAGCAAAAATAGCAGCAGTGACAGGGATAGCAATAGCGTTGACAGCGTGCAACCGAGTGCCAGCGGGTTATCGGGGTGTGATTGTTAATTTGTATGGCTCAGATAAAGGAGTGAGCGAGCAAACGGTAGGGGTAGGGCGCTATTATTTAGGATGGAATAAAGAGCTTTATTTATTTCCAACCTTTTTACAAAACTATTCTTGGAAAGGAACTGAGGCCATTACCATGCAAACGGCTGAGGGTCTATCGATCACAACCAACGCCGGAATCACTTATCAAATAGCACCGGATAACGTCGTGAAGGTATTTACCAAGTACCGTTTGGGTATTGAGGAAATCACCAATACCTTCTTGCATAACATGGTGCGTGATGCCATGAATGAAGTGGCAAGCACGATGACCGTTGACCAAATCTATGGTGCCAAGAAAGAAGAATTCATCAGTAAAGTATCTCAAAAGGTCAAAACCGATGCTGAGAAAACCGGCATTGAAGTCGATAAGATTTATTTAATCGGTTCCTTTGAGCTACCCAAAAGCGTTATGAACTCTATTAACAGCAAGATTGAAGCATCCCAAAATGCTGTTAAGGTTGAGAATGAGATAGCTACAAGCCGCGCTGAGGCACAAAAGACTATTGTTGAGGCGCAAGCACGAGCTCAGCAAATACTAATCAATGCCGAATCACAGGCCAAGGCTAACCAAATACTTGCGGCAAGCCTTACCCCTGAATTTGTGCAGTATCAGGCGATTCTTCATTGGGATGGCAAGCTACCACAGACCAATGCTACCGGTGTGTTGCCCTTTATCAATGTTGGTAAGTAATATGAAAAAATTTTATATTAAATGGCTTGCCATTATTTCTGGTCTTTTTATTACCATGGGGGTGATTGTTCCTTGGGTAATTAGCAATGATGTATTCCCTGTGTATCTTATGATTTTTTTTATTTTCAGTATGGTCTTTGTGTGGATGGTCATACTGGAAAAGCCTGCTTTGCGGTTTTTGAAGTGGGCCAATAAACAAATTAAGGAGTTAGACAAATGAGTTGTATAACCAAATTATTGGAGATTAAAGGTGACAAGGACATATTACCTATACACGAACAATGCGTCATCGAAGGGGGCGGTAATTATAAAGGTTTTGAGTTTCTTATTACTTTTACTAGCCATGGGACTCGTTGTGGGTACGTTGCTATTCCTGATGGGTTTGGGGGCAGTTTGTCTTCTATTTACTGTCATGGTGGCGTTACTTTTGAAGGTCGTGATCATGGTGCAAAGGATTTATTACCGATTCCTTGCAATGATACGTGGATAGGTTTTGATTGTGCGCATTATGGCGATAGTAATGACTTAGAATTGGCAAAAAAATATTTTGGTGGTGGAAGAAGATTTGATATTTTGATGGAAATTCACAAAGACGTTGAGGCACTCGAAGTAACCGATCCTTTCTTTTCCCATAAAACCTATGAGTTTGTTGAGAAGGAATGCCAGTACATTATTGACCAATTGGTAGAGCAACAAGATGCCGCCTAATGAAAATATCATTGAAGCTAAAAAAAGTTTAAAGCATCAAATTAAATTTTTTGAATCTTTGCTTGCGCACATTCGTCGGGGTGATGAACCATTTTTAAGCCGTTCTATGTGGGCTACATGGTGTTTGCATCGGTATATTGAAGACCAATTGGTTCATGATATTAAAAAGGCCATGAAGGAGAAGGGAGTACCAATTGAAGCGTAATGGCTATAATTAATGTTTAATATTTAGTAGGATGACCAGATGGCATATTTTGGCGATATGACCATCTGGTTGGCGGAAGCCCTTGATAGCACACCCTGAATTATTAGAAGGACAGGATATGCGTGAAACAATTTTACACACAGGATTCATCAATTGCAAAGGAGATTGCATGTCTATTGACATTAATTTTTTATCGTCCCAATTACTTGGCCTGTTGGCAAATTCTATTCATGATAGAGATCCCAACAATAAGAATTTTTGTTTTAATATAGCGGAAGTACAGGTAACCGAACAATGGCTTGAAGAAACTGTGAAAGAGATAATGAAAAAAATGGCCGAATATTGAAAAAGCCCGCAAGTGGAGACACATGACGGGCTTTTTTGTATTCATCAACTTTAAAAGGAAGTACATAAATGAAATCAACTACAGGATTAATATAGCATGGGATATTTAATAAACATAGATATAGATGGGTATGAATTTCAATTTGGAGAACTTAATCATCACACTACAGGTAAAGGGGTTTGGATAGATTTTGAAAATGAAAAAATTAAAAAATCTATTGAAAATAGTGAACCCGAACTTTTATCTGCAATAGTAAAGCTTTTTGAACAACATGAAGAACTTGACGCTCTTTCTACGATGAATAGCTTTGAACATTATTATTTGCAAGGTCACGGTTGGTATTCATTAACTCAAAATTATAGCTTTTCTGGTCTTGAGCGATTTAAAAAACAAGCGGAAATTGTTTTGAAAAGCGAACGAGCTGATGAAGAACAAATTCGTGTGGCTAAAACTATACTTGATGTTCTGAGTGGAAGTTATCGTGCGCCCCCGAGGCCTGAAAAATCACCTGAAGAAAAGGCCCGGGCTGCATTTGAGCGCAAAAGAGATAAATTAAGGCTAAAGATTACCATTGAGAGAGGATACAAATGCGACCAATGCGCTAAATCTGACGAAGGTAGTCTTTGTATTATTAGAAAAGATGATTCAGTGGTAAATTATGAACTAGATAATTTAGTTTTAAGGTGCCGAAGCTGTACTGGTAAAATGAAGAAAAGAAAATAAATTGTTGCAGGGCATCCAGCCCTAAACCGATAGCCGGCAAGCTACTGGTCACATCCATACATAGTTCTTTTAGCCGAGAACACAACGGAGACATTATATCATGACACGCGATAACTGCAAACCTAGAACGCCTAGGAAACCCAAAGTTTACACAGCCAAAACTATTGACCCGAGAGCCCATTCTTTTAACGTCGGTATAGCCACGGATTACAGCCCTAATATGGCGTTATGGATTGGTCATATTGCCTTTTGGACAGAAAAGAATCTTGCGAATAATAAACACATTCATGATGGCTTGGCATGGTGTTATGACACCCTTGATGCCTTATGCGATTACTTTCCATATTTTTCGCGCAGGCAAATTGAAACGCTTATTAACAATTCAGTGGATGAAGGGTTGGTAAAGCAGAGTAACTATAACCATACTAGTTATGACCGCACTGGATGGTATGCCTTAACCCCTA